GGCGTCGGCGGTGGTGTCGATCTGCCGGCAGAGCTGGTCAGCGGTGGGGATGACCTGCGGTGGATCGATCAGGATGGGAAGGCCATCGGCGTCGTGACTGCGAATCTTGCCAGGGGCAGGATTCGCGATTACGGCCTGATAGCGATCATCAGATATTGGAACCGCGTCAGCAGGAATATCAGAGTGGCGGGTTTCAAAATAAGTGCAGCCAGTGCCGCGACTGTAGAGTCGAGTTGCCATCATTTACCCCACGCGAACCAGTAAAAAGAATTGTTGCCTTGAGTGAACCTAAAGCCTGTCTGCGATAGGTCGGTCACTCCGTTATCTTGCGTGCCAGCAGGATTACCTTGTTCTTGGGTTAGGACGCCATACACGGCAGACGGGAACGCCAGCGGGAACGTGACCGTATTCGATGCTGACGAGCCCCACTGAATGCCAAACCCGCCAATCCATGACGGTAGGAACAGATAGCCGTTAGCGCTGATGCTGAACACGACGCCTGCGCTCAGCTTCTTAGGCGTCACCGCAACATTATCCAGCGCCCCTGCGTCAACTTCTGCCTGCGTCCCAATGCGCAAAGTGCCGCGCAGTACCTCGGTAGCATTCGCAGCAGCAGAGCGTAGCGCCTGAAACACCCGCAAAGGGGTGGAAAATTTGGTGTTTTCATTGCCGTCCTCAGCCTGTTGTTGGCTGGCGGGTTCGGCAACTCCCAGCGTGGCACGCGCGGCAGCCGCGTCTGCATCATCGAGCAATGTGCGTGCAAACGCGGTAAGCGGGGTGGTGCTGAACGTGTCTAAGCCAGTGGCGTAGATCATCCTATCTGCAGCGGTGGCCAGCGCGGCGAGTGCGGCGAGGGTTGCATCGTACCCCTGCACGGTCACGCCGATGGCCGTGGTCAGCAATGCCCCATCTAAGTTGGCCTGGATCGCGCCCCAGCTATTGCCTACGGCCGCCTGGTTGCCCGCGGCTGTGCCATCGGCGGTGCAGATCAGCATGTCGCCGGCTTCTACGTTGATGCCGGCGGCACCGCCAATTTTGCCCGCCACGCTGACGCGGTAGGTGTGGCCGCGATCCGCTGCTGGGTAGGAGGGGTTGCTGGAGCAATCGATTAGGCCTTTGAACACCATGACGTCTTGAGCGGCGATCAGGCCGTCGACGTAGGTTTTAACCGCTTTTTGGGTCGGGACGCGGCTGTCACTGTTGCTGGCTAGCGTGCCGTCGGGGTCTGATGTCAGCGGTGCGGCGGATCCTACGCCCAGAGTTGCGCGAGCAGCGGCGGCGGTCTCGTCATCCAGCAGCGTGCGGGCAAAGGGCGTGAGCGGGGCGGTGGCGAACCG